AAAAATACATATCAACACATCAAGATGAAACGATACGAAACGAGCAACCCTTGACGCAATTGCAACGGCTGATCTGTTGATTTGCGAAAGCTACTGGATAAATGGCTTAATGCAACTAAATTGCAATAACGAAAACATCATAAGTGCCTAACAATCAACGACTTATCTGCTTTACTCGTGTAAATTAGACATAATCAATATTGCACGAACCTTGTTGGTAATCAACGACTTACGAAACAACTTTTGCAAGTACTCCCTCCCGGTAGAAAAAAACATAGGGTAGCCACGGGGTAATTTATGTCCGCGTATATAGCGTAAGCCGCTCAGATTTTTTCACCATTTTTACAACGTGACCGACTAGAAGAGCAGCGTTATCGAGCGTAGCGAGTAAGTGCGATGAGGAGCGTTAGCGAGTCAAAAGTGCGGACTAATTTCGTCGTCTTCGTCTACATCTTCGGGGCTAAAAAGTATGTCAGAATCGGTCAGAATCGTGAGTTTTACTAGCTCCAACGCTCCGACCAATGCTTGATCTGACAGGTCATATTCTATCTGGTATCGTCGTATTAAATTGTCCAGATCGAACGTAAAAGAATCGACTTGATGGTTCATATCCATAACATGAAATAGTGTACGTTATATTGTTACAATCTTCAAGCGTCGTTTTGTCACGGTTCATAAAGTACTCAATAACAACGACTTACAACTCTACTATTGACACCCAACCTGTCTAGGCTCTATGTTGTTATACTAGCCCCTCACGGCTTTAGTGAGAGTGCTTTATAACAGAAACACATTTATCGTCTATAGCTTTTCATTAGGACAACTAACAACGAATGACGTCTATAATCGTCGTCGTTATAATCAGTTATTGTAAAAGCTCCTGAAAGACTTCACACGCTTTTATCCTATAGTCGTCATATTGTTTCAACAGTATTTAAGGATAGGTGTGATTATAAATAATCCTGTATCTGTACTAACTACAAAAACACAGTTATAACAGAGAGATATAGATGCTACTAAAGAGTTTGTTATCCTAAAGAAGGTAGAGCGTTAGCGAGAGCTTCTGCAACAGAGGGTACAACAGCGTTTCCTATCTGTAACATTTTAGCAGTCTTACCACCTGTTATCATCCAGTCCTTATCAAACCCCATAAGAGTTAGATGATCTTCTATGGTAAGGTGTGTAAAACCTGTAAATCTAAATGGTTTACTCATAGGTCTACCATCATACCATTTTAACGGTATACGTCGTATTGTAGGACAAACATTATCTAAAGAGTAAACAGTGCTGTTAAAACCGTCTAGTAGTCCTTCTCCTTCAATATTTGTTATAACATCCCTAATGGTGACTTTGTTGTTATTAGTAGGTATGTTGTTAATGTTAAAACTAGCACTAAAGAAACGCTTACGTCGTTGTGCTACTCCAAAGTCTTGAGCATCTAGTGTTACTCCTTCTTCACCGTGTTTAGCACCTACAACATTCTCCCATACCCATTCCTTAACAGCTAATCGTTTAAACGCGTCTATAAGCTCTTTGTTGTTAGTTCTGTCGTAGTAGTTTGCTTGACTAAACTTTTGACAAGGAGGCGACCCTATTAACAGATCGTGTTCAGGTAGATCGTTTAACGTTAACTTTGTTATATCAGCGTGTATAGCTTTAGCGTTAGGAAAGTTTAATTGATACGACTCTAATGCTTGTTTATTTAAATCAACACCAGCAACGATTGTACAACCAGCGTTTTGCATTCCTTTAGAGAATCCACCCATACCACAAAATAAATCTACTACTCTTATCATGACCATAAAAAAGAACGACTACGTTTACCTCTTTTATGGAAGCTGTCAACAAATGTTTCTAACTCTTGATCTAACAGTTCTTGTTTTCTATCAATCATGTTTTGGTTAACGTCAGCAGCCATCTGCTGCACCCAATAACCAATCGCTATTGATAAAGCGTCAAGACGGTCATCATGAGCCAGTGAACCTTTATCACGTGTTATTCGTGATAGTTGATACATAAGCATGTACCTAGTTTGTTGTTCTATAGGATAGGTTAGAGCACTCTTATAGTCGTCATTAATAACACTGGGATCAAAGATAAGACGATGAGAGTTTAGTACAGGTTCCATAACATCAACAATACGTAGTTCTTTTTGTTTGTTATGTCTTACCTCTTCTATGGTTACTGGGTACGTAGTACGAAACAACGGTTTAATCAGTTCCATAAACATACCGTCACCAAAGTTAGACTCTATAACTACTTTGTTAACTTTGTTATCCTTGGCTATAGAGACGAGACGTTTTAGTGTTACCTCGTCATAACCACCACGGATACCACCAGCATCGGGTACAAACAGTTGACCGTTAAGCATCTTGACGACAGCGTACCCTGTTTCATCCTTACCACGACCAGACGGGTCAATGGATAGTACAGAGCCTGTATAGGGTACGTTACCCCCGACAGTCTTAGCTGGACGTTTATAGCGATCCCCACTGAGACCCACGTTAGGTAGTGTTCTATCTGCTTGATCTGGATCAGACGACCACAGGACTTTCTCCGGAGCTGTATCCACGTCTACGTCCATGATGATCAGATCGTTAATCTTTAAAGGGTATCTATCAGCATCGGATAGCTTAGGATTCAACATGAACTGTAGAGCGTACCCGGTACGACCGTACGACATCTTACGTTCTTCTAAGTCTATATCAGTAAACCGTAGAGGTTCTGTAGTGGTACTTACTGTTGTTTCGTCTATATTATCCGCTATAAGGGGTGCTAGATCGCCTCCGTAGTTTGATATTACTTCTGACTCATCCGGATACTCCGAAGGCCATATACGGGCGTTGTAGCCTCTTTCTCGTAGTTTGTTATAGATACTATCTTCACACTGAGGAGTACCAAGGAATAACACACGGGACGAATCGAGTGGTTTAAGGATCGCTTCAAACTCTTTTACTTGTTCATCTAGTTTATCCCGCATACCTTGGGTAGCGGAGTTGTTAGGGACTTCTACGTCGTCAGCTACGATTATATCAGCACGGCTACCTGTTAACTGGGATGATATACCAAGGGACTTAACGGAGGGGGCGTGTGAGGCGGGAGCAGGGCCTACATCAAAAGCGATCTTACTGAACCGTTGGTGCTCTGTTGGTTTCAGTTGTTTAAGGATGGGTATATCGTGTATGATCTTTAACGTAAACGTAGAGAAATCATCAGCACGATTCTTAGAAGCGGATACAACGAGTACGTTCTTTGTTGGGTCTAGCAACAGCTGATGTACTACATACGCACTACAAATCCAGCTCTTACCAACACCACGAAACGCCATGATGGTTGACCGCTTAGGGCCGTGCTGCATATAGTCAGCAATATCGTACTGTAATTCTGTCGGGTCTGGTAGGTTAAGATGTTTCCATACTAAGTACAGAAAGTTTCTAAAGTCCCGCAGAGGCGGTGGTATCTCTTGGTGTTTCTTCTTCACTGAAAGGTAGGGTTTTAAAATCGTTAGCTAAACTATCCATAGGAGTACCACTACGGCTGTCAACGGTTATGTTGTTATCTTTCAACCACTTACCCACAGTATTCATTAGTGCTGGGTTGTACTCCTCCATCGCTTTCATGTACCCGACTGCACCCTTACACAGTTCAGTATAACTGTCTGCTAGTTTAGCTCCTTCTACGTGATCTTTCATAAATTGTTACTCTTCAAATTCTAACGCCTTTATTGACTCTAACGCAATCAATCGTGTCTTTAAAGTCGCAATAGATACTTCTACATCAGCAGTGCTACCTCCACCACTTCCGCTGGTAGCTGATAGAGTCCTTGCTTGAAAGAATAAAGGATTAGGACGGGGTCTGGCTCTGCGAAAAGGTTTAGCCATCCGTCAGCACTTCCACCTTCTTAACGCTAACGCTTTACGGGTAGGACGACCTTTGCTGTCTTTCATCGGGCCTTTGTTACCACTCATACGAGCACAGAAAGAACGCTTACGAGGGCCACCACCGGGTTGAGGAGCTTTCAGGTTAGACCCTGTAGCTTTGTTATATTTGTCTCGACCCTTCTTAGTGAGTCCCCCCTTACGGGACTTCTCACCTCTACCTATAGATAACGATACACTCACTTATCTTTCTTAATCATCAAACCCTTACGACGTTTCATCTTTTGTTTCTTAGGTGGACGACCAACTTGTGATCCATAAGTTCCAGTTCCGTACGGCATAGTTATTTCCCTTTCTTCTTAGGAAACCCACGCTTCATATTAGCGTACGCTTTAGGTGATACAGTAGACTCGCTTTTCTTACGGCTGATGCCTAAGCGTTTACGTCTGTTCATGTTATAGTATAATCCTTTTTTCATCGTTTCATCAACATCTCCATCATGCGGTCTAGTTTATGGCTAATCTCTTTAACACTACTCTCAAGACCCGTCATACGATTCTCAACAGCAGTATCCCGTTCACGTTGTGCAGCCAGTTCTACTTCTATTTTGGTTAAACGTCTCTCGTCATTCTCCAATCGATCTGTAAGTTTTTTAATCATCCACCCGATAACACCAAGAACGATGGCAAGGGCAGAGTCGAGGAAGTGTGAGACGGATTCAGTCATCGTTATCCTATAGCTACTACACGTATATACTTGCTAGTAAAAGGAACAAAACCCGTAGCAGCTGCGTTATGCCCATTTGTTGTTGTTGTGGCATTCTGACCGCTACTGTTCATGTAGATGTATCCACTATTTCCAAATTGAATGGTTACCTGTGTGGATGTGATATTGGTAATTCCTGCACCAACCATATTCGTATCTTGGAAGGAGTCCTGAATATCCATCAGGTAGGGGTTAGAACCGTCAGATGCACCCGATACCCAAAGTTGTGCGTTTATAGCAGATGTACTCAAGCCGTGTGTAAAAGTAAGGGTAGCACTGTTTGCTACTGTGGTTGTGCCATCGGTTGTTACCCACCCAGAGTCGTACTTTGAGACACCACCGCTACCCGCTGCTCCCCAGCTAGTTCCATTGTAAGATTCAAGTTGATTAGTGGTGCTATTAAAAATAGTTTCTCCGTCAGTCGGACTACTGATTGCATCTCTTTGGGTCGTTGTTAATCTAGGGAAAACTACACCACCTGTTGTGGAGGAAACTTCAAGGGGTGCTGAGGGTGATCCTGTACCTATACCAACACTGCCGTTTGAGTCGATGTGTAAATTAGTATTGCTAGAGCCTGATGTTATAAATTGTAAATCCTCACCAATTCCTGTTTGATGTCTCCATGTAGGTTGCTCAATAGATGCGTTGCTGCAAATTATATTATATGCCCCACCTGAATCACTATCCATTCGAATAGTATGTACATCTGTACCAATGCTTCCTGCGTTTACTTCTAACTTTGCAGCAGGACTATCCGTTCCAATACCGACGTTGCCTCCATTAAAATAGGTATCACCGCTAGTTCTCATCCGTATAGCTGAAATCCCATTAGCTGCTTGCATATCAAGCGTTGAGTGACTATCCGATTCTTCCGTAATATTAAAAAGATAACTTGATTGATTGGCAGGAGATGTCGAACGTGCAACTCTCATTACGCTTGAAGCTGCACTCGCACTAAAAACACTAAGCTTGGTATTAGGACTCGTAGTCCCAATACCGACTTTACCATCCGTCTGTACATTAAATTTAGAATCAGTGTTACTAATCTTTACAGCAGTTACTGAATGGTCAGCAAGTTTAGCAGTAGTAACAGCGTTGCTTTGTAACTGATCCGCTCCGATTGTACCTGTAATCGCCACACCAAAGCCACGTTCAATAACTACGATGTCCTCGCCACCTGAAAGAGTACTGACAATAGTAAGGGTATCAGTGTCTGGGTTTACTGTATAGTCTGTTGTTGGTTCAATAACTGATCCGTCAATGCTGACATCGTAAGCTGTATCTCCGTTTACTTCAGCATCTGTAACACTGTATGTTGTGTTAGCACCAGCTGTTCCAGTAAATACCCACTTAGTAGGAGGAGCAGACGCACCACTAGATACTTGGTTTACTTTATCGTCTACGTATTGTTTTGTTGTAGCATCAGCGGTAAGAGTAGGAGTGCCTACATTCTTGATCTTACTACCACCAGCATCCCAGTCTGTGCCTCCAGCTTCCTTCTGCAACGACGCATCGTTTAGTTCGCCTATCTCTTCGTTTAGATAACGATTGTGCAGATACGCTCTGTCTAGTTCTGACTCCGTTAAGACTGATCCGTTCTCAAAGTCTACAAGGTCTGTACCGGGTTGACTCTTACGACGTACTCTAACAACCTGTCCGGCAGTAGCTCCTGAAGTAAGTACAATCTTAGTGGACGGAGAAGTTACGATAGTGTAGTCAGTGGTCAGTGTTTTCTGTACACCGTCTATCTCAACAACTACGTGTTCGTCTTCTAAATATGGAAAGGTAAAAGCAAAGTCAGTTTGTGCTGCTGTTGCTGTATAATCTACGTACGTGGTTGGCATGATATTATATTATTACTTATTGAGCGAGGAGTTCAAGCACTTAGTCTAAGGTTACTGCTTTATACGGAGTCTTACCTAACAATTCCTGTAACCTTGTACTAGGTTGAGTCTTCTTGTATTCTTCAACAGGCATATCCGATGTTATACGTTCTAACTGTTTAGCATTAGGTGAAGTAGTTAATAAAATGTTTCGTACTTTATTTTCTTTCTCTTGTTCCATTAATACAGGATATTGCATTTTTACTTTTTTGTAAGCAACCTCTCTAAATTTACCTAGCATCTGATTTAACTTCTTCAATCTAAAGTCCTCCTGCTTAAAACCTTCAGGTGCTTTATTTGGGTTTAATTTAGTAGGAGTTGTAAGCTTTTTACCGAGTAATACAGTAGCTTGTTTAACATTTAACCCGTCTAGTTTAATTGTTTGGTACTCTTTTTGCCACGCTTCAAACGCATCAATACGAGTTTCAGGATGTACTATTTCTTGCAAGTCTACACCGTCTTTAGTAGTAGTTCCTCCGTTAAAGTGATACTCACCATCTAATTCAATAGCAATAGCCCACGCAGCGTTCCGCACAGCTTCTTCGTTATAATTAGGGTTAGGTTTTCCGTTTACTTTTTCTTTTAAATCTATACCCGCAAGCTTCTCTTTATTGAAACTCCTAAGACCGTCCTCGTCAGTAACAACATAGTCTTCTACATCCATTATCTGCTTACTGACCCGAAAAGGATTAAACAAACTAAAAGCTTTTAGACGATCTGTTTTATGAAGCGGTTGAGGATCGCCAAACATATCACGATACGGTGGTACTTCTCTAGCTATACCTCCAATACGTTTGCCTAAAAGTTGCATCATATTATCACTACGCCTCCTGAAATCATCAGTAGCCATTGACATAGCGTTCATAGCAGACGGCACAGCCGAGCCGAACATACCCTTTAGTAGTCTTGATCTTTTGGCATCTAATGCTTCCTCTGACTCGCTAGTAGCTGTAACAAGCTCAATAGCATCCCCAAGATTTTTAAAGTATGATTTATTACCTATATTATTAGAGACAACAAGTTGCAGGATTCCTAGAGCTGTCATAGCTTCTTTACGTTGTGCCATGCTACCTTTAGAAAGCGTATGAATGTCTGCAACTATATTCAACACCGTGGCAAAAGGTTCAAGAGCGTTTATATCTTGAGCTAGTACTTCATCTCCTACTGGTATCCGTAGTTGGTAATCGCTTAATCCTGTACCTATTTCTACATTCTCACGCTTTTTCCAGTTCTGCCCAATCATTCCTTGATATAGACCTGCTTCAGCCATACCCCAAGCAGTTGCTATAATGCCTGCTCCCACGATTTGTCTGCCTTTAGCCCTTGCTGCAATAATTGGATCACCACTATTTAAATCTTGAGTAGTTTTTGCCCATATTTGATCTGAAAACTTTCTTATACCGGGTACATCTGCAAGTGCTGAAGTGGTGCTTAAACCTTCTCTTATAATGTTCCTACCAGTTCTTTGAAACGGACTTATAATTGTTTTAAGCAACGGAAAACTAGCGAGTAGATTTTCTATCGGTTTTAAGGCTCCCTTTTCAGCCCAAGTCATATTAGCAAACTCACCTAACTCGTCCGTAAAAGTAACTTCCTTTACATTCCGCTGTACATAATCAACAAAATTACTAGTGTTCTTATCCCAATTATTCTTTAAATAGTTTTCAATATAAGAAGCCATATTCTCAGCTTTAACACCTTCTTTCTCAGCGTTAAGAATAGCTTGTCTTCTTGCTTGATCTTCAGTCATTAAACGTGTGCCGTCTTCCGTGAATACTCTATTAAGAAAACCTTTGTAGTATGCGTCGAAATTATCAGGCACTTCTTCACCGTTTGCTCTTGCTATGCGATAATCATACACAGCTTTAGCTTTAGTCATGGCGTGTGCAATTCTCATTCTGGAACGAGCATCTATAGCTGCCATCGCTTTACCGGGTACATCTATAAACTGACCTACGTTCTCTAACGACTGACCTAACGCCCCATTCAATCCAGTACGCTCCATTGATAAAGCAGACTCTCCTACTCTTTCAAAATGACTACGTAAATCAGATATTCCTGACTTAAAAGCTTTTCTAGCTTCCTGTAAAGCAATGTCATTAAACTCTCCGTAAGTCGTAGACACTCTAGCCCAAAAGTCATAAGCTTCTTCAAATTGTTGCTTAGTCATGCCACGTCGTGCATATGGATTTAAAGCCATATATTTAGCCCCTACTTTACCCATCCAAGAGTTGTAACGAGACATAACAGCATTACCTAAACCTACTTTTATAAGAGTGGTAGGAGCAGACAACATACTAGAGTACAGAACATCCATACCTGCATCTCTTACTTTCGTGTATAAGTTAGCACCTTGTTCAAAGTTTTTCTTTAATGTGCTCTTATTTTGAAACGCTTGTTGTTGTTTTATTAAAATGTCTTTTACTTCACTAACGTCGTTCGATTGTTGTACAGCTTTTAGTAAACGTTTAACAGCTTCTATATCACCAAAAGTTTTTATCTGCTTATCGAGTTCTTCAGGAGTCATGTCCTTAGAAGATTTTAAATTGTTAACCAAGTTTTCCTCCATCTGGGTTTCCAACTGCTCAACCTTCATTTCAAGCTGATCCTTAGTATATTTCCTTGATTGCAACAAACGACCAGCAGCACTACCCGCTTTCTTCCACCCCAACATTTGAGGTATTAACTTGTGCATTGAAACCATTGCGTCGTTTAAATCTTCAGGGTTGTTAAAATCTTTCTCACGAGTCAGCTTCAACAAATCATCAAAACCTTTCACCATGATAGCACCGTTAGCTGACATCTGAATGGACAACTCATTGATAGCATCCGCTACTTCTATATTGTCACTTAACTGTGCAGCTTTTAACACAAGTGCAAACTCTTCACCCATGTCAGTGCCTAGTCTTCTGTCCAACTCACGCTGTACTTTAGCTAAGTATTCAACTTGTCCTTCACGACCACCCTTTACATTCTTCAAGTCTTCCTTGATAGCATCTTGTACGGAGTTTATTAGTCGTTGTTTTTCAGCATCAGATGTTAACAAACGTGCTTTTACTTCGTCTTCAGTATCAAGTATCTTGCCTGTCTCAGGATCAACATCACGAGTACCACCTCCAGCCATAAAGTCATCCAATGCCTCTCTAGCTTGTTGTTTTACTTCTCCTTCAGGTTTTGGAGTAGGTGCTTCAATCGCAGGTGCTTCAGCCTTAACATCGCTTTCCTTCAGTACCTCAGCTGCTTTGCTTTGTTGAAACTCTTTAGCGTACGACTCTATAGCTTCTACTTGTTGTTGTTCAAACTCTTCAAGTTCGTCTATAGCTCTTTGTAGTATCTTATCTTCTGGCTCTCTTAGATCGTTAAACTTCTTCTCTAGCTTTGCTATCTTTGCTTCGTATGTTTTTAAACCACGACGTTGTCCAGCTTTCTTTAAACGTGCTAGTTCTTTCCTTGCCCCCCGAAGTTCGTCTTTAATCGCTTTTCGTAGTAGAGGTGCTGCCTTTTCTTTTGGTTCATACTTAACAAGAGCAGACTCTAAACGTCCTAATACTCCACCGATAGCTGCACCACCCGCTGATGTCAGTCCTAGTTCTCCTACTTTAAACTCACCTCTTTTACCGTATAGTAATTCAAGTCCTTGGTGTGTGGCGTTTTCTCCTCCTGCCATTACAGCACCTTCAAAACCACGGAGCACTACGGTTGCTGATTTTGACATATCCTTACCAGTCTTAACACCGGGAATCATACCCCAAGCCATCGCTGCTGCTGCTTCTTGATACGAAGTTTCTTCTTGATGCCCGTATCCTATACGCATCTGCTGTGCCCACATATTAGCCACACCTGAAGTTGCACCTAAACCGCCAAAGTAAAGAGGTCGAGAACCCGGTACAGGTGAGATCAGTAAAGGAGAAGTAGCTATACCCTGCATCATAGGTAGTCCTACTTCCACAACCAACGGAGCAAACATCTCGTAAGCTTGTTGTACTTTACCTGAAAAACCTTCGTAGTTAGGGTTAGGAATAATGCCAGCCCGCACGAGCTTCATTGTTTCCTTTTTACCTTCCTCCAGTGCTTCTGACGAAAACGGATCACCCTTAGCTATACGGTGGGCAATAGTGTGAGTAAACGGACTCTCAGGTGGTAAATTGGTTATGTGAGAAGCTCTTTCAAGAATACGTTCTCCATCGTTGTATAAAGCCTTAACTCCGTGCTGTGGTAAAGTAGTGGGCAGTTCTATACGGTCGCTAGTAGGAGCACCCGGACGTAATCTTTGTGGTATTTGTCCTTCAGGTGTAGCTTCTATCTGTTCTTGCCTAGTAAGAGGCTTAACAGGCTTACGAGTACGGACACCCGCGATCATACGTTCTTCTGCTTCTTTAAGGATAGGTTTAGTTACTTGTTCAGTAAGCTTTTTCTTTTCCTCTTCCGTAATTATTTTATCTTCGTCATCCATTACTTTAGTCCGTACATAGTCTTTGCTACATTGACGGAATCAGTAACCCAAGTGTCAAATATTTTTTTAGCGATCTCATCTTGGGCTTCCAACACGAATTCACGTGCTTGTTCGGTACTGTTTCCTTCAGCAATTAATTTATTAAATTTATTTTCAAGAGCACCTCTTAGGCTTCTGTCAAACACTCTATACTGCCTGTTAAGAAATATTTTAGCTCTTGGTTCTCCTTTTTCTTTTTTAATATAACCGTATACAGTTCTTGTTACATCCAACACGTCTTCAACTTCACCTGAAATATCTTTCCCCGTACTGTCAATTGTTTGAAAGAAGTTTTTAGTAGACTGAGGGTCAAAGTCGTATATTCCTTTGGAACGTCTAAATCCTGTAATTATTTCATTATAATCAGCTTTTAGTTCAATGTAACTAGCATTTTTTAATATTCGCTCATCAAAGCTTCTGGAATTTTCTAGTCGTATGTTTAATTTATCGTATTGTTCTTGTGTTATTTGACCTGAGTTTACTGCTCTTTTTATTTCACTTTTTGTAAAATCTGTATCAGTACCGTCTTCGATTAAATCATTTAAATCATCAAAAACAACAACAGTAGCTTCGTCTTTAAGTTTGCCTTGACTAGAATAGCTTTGCCTAATATCAGCCAACAAAGCCTGTCGTTTATGGTAAGGGACTTTTTCTATAGCCAAATCAGTTTGGGTTTTAAATGTATCTTCTGATATTGTGCCTGTCTCTTTATATTCAGCAAAAAAAGCTAAAGAGGCTGTAGTAAGTGCTTGGTCGTATTCTAAGTTTATTTTCTCTTTAGCTTTGTTTTCTAGTACAGCTCGTTGACCTTCAACATAACCACGAAACTCCAATATAGCATTTCCTGTTTCAGCGTCTGCGTATTTAACACCGCCTCCTATATCCCATTCACTTAGTTTATCAAGAAAGCCTGTAACTTGCGATGGAGTGTATGTACCAGTAAGCAAACCCTCTTTTAAGTCTTCTTTTATTAAATTATCCCAAGCAAACTTTCGCGAACTTTTGAATATACCTACTGGATGATTGATCCACCTTTGAATAGTAGGGTCATTAATATCAACTACACCTGCTATAGCTTGGCCTATAGAGTCCCTACCGAGTTCAAGCCAACTTCTTTTATTCGTTTCTACCTGTACATCATCCAATCTTGATTGTACATTTTTACGAAACTCGTCTTCTACATCTAATACAGAGTCTACTATAAAAGATTTAACAAGAGGATTAGAAAATTCTTGCCGTTCTAAAAATGCTTTTCTGTTTTGCAGTATGGTTGCTTCTACGTCCACAGTATCGGATACTAAGTCTCTAAGCATAGCACGATAATCTCTACGTACTAATACCTCTCCTAAAGCTTGAGAACCCCCTATCAAAAAAGGTACATTCTGTGCTTCAGGTATTACTCCTGTTTCTGCACCTCGACGAGCAGCTGATTTAAGACTTTCTGACATCCCAGTAGGGTCTGAAAAAAACGCCTCCCTACCTTTAGCCATTGCCTCTTCCCTTTCTTTTTCAATCCTTTCAGCTTGCTCTTGCTCAAGTTGTTGTTTGGCTAAACTTAATCTACCAAACTGTTCTAGTGCAGGATTTATACCTGAAAGAGCCTCTGCTAAATTTGATAGCTTACTTCTCCCGACCCTTACGTTAGCTAAACTATATTGAAAACTGGGGAGATCAACAGGTTGAATTGGAGCAGCTGGCCCTAATTGTTGTAATTGTGCCATTATACGTCCTTTCTTGGTGAACTTGACTTACGTTTTATCCCTGCTCTCGCTAAAGTTAAACCAGCACCCGCCCCCTGCAAACCACCGCTTAAAGCTTGTACACCTGTGACTAAAGGACTTTGAACATCAACAGGTTGGCTTAATGATAACATTTCTTGTTGATGCTGTAACCCTAGTTGTTGTAATCCTAAACCGTATTGCATAGAATACAACTCTTGTTGTCGTAGTAGTTTTTGTTGATGGTCGCCAAGTTCGCGGTCATACTCACCTAAAACAGTTTCAGCTACTCGCCCTCCAGCTCCTCTTTCAGCTAGTATAACACCTGCTCTATCTTTCAACGCTTGGCTTTTAAGGGCTATCATACGTTGTTGTTGTTTAAGTGCTTCCTCTTTTTGATCTTGTTCTAAGAGAGAGGCGGTTTGTTGATACCCTAATTTTTTCTGTGCTTGTTTTTGCTGTTGAGCTTGAAACGCCATCTGTGCCTTAGCTTGTTGACGCTGTCCTGCTGCACTTAAAATCGGAGAAGCTACACCCAACGCAGTCGTACCTGCCATTATACCAAGACCCGTAGCCGTAATACCTGTAGCTGCTGTTGCTGCTGTGGCCGAACCATAACCTAACATTGCTGCTCCTATTAATGGAAAACACATATCAATTACTTCCTCTCTAATATAAATGACATATACCCGTCGTACTGGCAATCGCTAAACTCAGCACCCAACCATTGCAACCACCTGTAACTCAACGTGTTAGTCTTCATTACGACGTTCGTCAGAAAGTCAAAACCTATCATCATCTCGTCTACCCATTGTTTAGAATGTTTAAGAAAGTATTTCTTAGCTGTAGCCAATCGTCGTGTTCCTAACAACCAAACAACACCAACGTTCTCGTGTGGAGCGACACCAAAGCTGCAATATAAACCGTCGTTACCTCGTAGTGAATAACACTTACTGCTTGTTTCAAACGATATATTAACTGCGTCCTTTGGGTGGTGCATTAAACCGATACATTCCATCATGTCCTCTTCTCTCATATCGTCGTACAATTCGAACGCATCCATGTCCGGCATAGCTTCCTCTACCCTAAGACCCATATCGTTTACTCCTTGGTACAACCATCGATTCAAACTCAGCAGCTAACAACTTACACGGCAACGCACTATCACTCTTTACTTCAATAGTCACCTTGTCGGGTTGTCCTTGTACTGCAAATCTGAAGTGACCGTCTTGTGGTACGAACTCGTTTAACAAAAGATTAGCTCCTGTGATGTCAGGATTAAACACATACTTATAGGTGTCCCGGTACTCAGGTGTTACTTCAACAACAAAGTGTCCAGTGTCTGCATAGTTGATACTACCGTTACGTATTGTTTGGTAGGTATAATCAGAAGCACTACGACCTCCTCGTTCCGTTGGTTGTTTTAACGATTGATCAGAGAACCTGTACAACATATCGTACGGCTTACCAGCAAAGAACGGTACGGATGTTATATCACCTGTTACCTCTCCGGCTGTCGTTGTTGTCTTAACAAAGTCGTACTTATGTCCTACCTTGCTGTATACTTCTACATCAGCAGGATCGTATAGAAAGTTACTGATAGTAGACTTCTTAGTAGAAGCACTGTAGCTGACAGTCAGCTCAGAACCATCAACTCGACTGTCTAACAACAACGAATAACCTAAGTCACCGTCTGTCAGTCCGTCTTCCAATGTCAAGAACTCTAGGTGCAACCCTTCCGTGTCCTTGGTTATCATGTACAATTTACTGTCTATGAAATCAAAACCAACAACGTCACGATCAAAAGTAAACTTCATCCAAGCACTTTGTATCTTTTCTTTATTGCTCCAAAAGTATTTATATACGAACAACGTCTTCAGGTCGCTGTCTACACCGATACACAATGTATTCTCTGCTTGGCTACCTGCTATCTTACGTACGTTGTTTGGTATGTACTTGGGTACTTGTTGTGTAACTTCCTCTGCATCAAAGACTTCTGTATTGTTATCAACAAAGTATTCATACAGTCCTTCGAAGTCGTTACGTTTAAATGTAAAGTATATATAGTTGCCGAGAGCTACGGGTTCTACACTGTCTGATATATCGTACTCAGTAACAGGAGATATAGCTACCGTCTTAGGACTTAGTATATCTGCACCTCTCAACACGAACTGGGACTGCTTACTAAACAGCATCAGCTTCTCTTGGAACGGTATAGCGTGTTGTAGGATAGCTACCTTGGTGTGACTGAGTCCGACATCTATCGGAGCACTATCTAGCAGCTGTTGTGTGGTAGTTCTAAAGAAGTTAAAGTAGTTGTCTGCTTCGCTAAAGATAACAGATGTATCAGTAACAAACCCTAAACGGTTCTTAAAGAAGAAGACGTCGTTGATGGTCTTTTTTACCTCTCTACCGTACTCAACACCTTCAGCCCAAGCGTCCACTTGTACGGGATAACCGCTTATCACAACTCTCCAATGAGTCGTAGCACTAGATGGTGTGAGAGCTGCTGTAGAATAGTGGTCGCTAATACACGAATAAACAGTTCCTCCTAACGAAACAAAACTCCCCTCAGTGGAAACGAACGTTGGCATCGGGTTAGTAAAGTCATTACCCGCCTTCCTCGTCCTCCACCCTATTTCTTGAGTAGGTTGTGCAAATTCATCTTCTTGTGGTGCTTGTAATTTAAAAGATATTATCTCTGTACCATTAAACACAGGCTTTAGTGTTATAGGCATAGTCGTTTCATCCAACTCAACAGTTACTCCTGTCAGTAAAGGCGTACTTGAATTGTCGTAGTTCCATCCTACAGTTTCAACCCAAGCCCCTTCTCCAAAGTCTTCTCCATCTTTAGTGTCAAACTCTACGAAGTAATCGTCTTGGTTTATATCTGGATCACCGGCAACCTTTACTCTGAAACCACCATAACAACGAGCTGGTAAATCTGTTATACTATTTACTTCTTTGTAGATAACATCAAGTCCTTGGTTCTGCAAACCATCCGTAGTTCTTACTCTTATATCTTCTGTAAAGTCATAGAATGTGTTAGTAGCCCAAGCTGTTGCTCCTGCTGTTAAGCTAGTGGTTGTCCAAAAAGATTCCCATTCAGACCCAGTGCCGGGTTCAGTTATAGAACTAGATTCGTGAGGATTGATTAATGAGTAATGAGAACCACCATTAGATACTATTACAGTCTTTTGTACTTTTATTAGACTTCCGTCACGGATTACTAACAAAGGACTTAAAGTTGCTGTAGATATAGGTGTATTGAATGTAGGATCAGCAGGTAACGATGTAGCGTCGTTTTGAGCGGTTACCCAACCATTTACGTATTTATTCAGTGCTCCCTTAAACGGCCCTCCACCTCCTCCTTTATTGATATACCTACCATATACTTTTTGAACTAATTCTAGTTGTAATGGGTAAGTAGTGGTGTCGCTATCGTAATTAGAACCTTTATTAGTAAATATAAATTGCTGTATGATACCGTTGGATACTTCACAGAAACCTTTAGCAGATCGATTCTCATAAGTAGTGGTAGGATCAGAGGGATCAGGGGAGTTTTGAAAAACAGTAAACTCAAGTTTCTTCGGGTCGCTTGCTTTTACGTAACGTTTCTCCCATCGATCTACTTGATTAAACCCTAAGTTATTTTTAGTCCTGACCCGAACCATTACATATAACTTATTATCAGCGTCCAACCATCCAGTGCCTCCAGTGGCTACATCAAAATCATCTATACCTGTCCTCGTTGTTGCGTATTGATCTTCTATACAAGTAGCTAAGTCCTCCGCAATGTGTTCTGTATCAGCATAAACGCCTGATCTAGCACCTCCACTTGAAGGCCCGCTATAGTAAGTAGTAGGTACAACTGTTCCTGTGTGATTTTGCCAGTACGAGTCTGTGTACTTATGGAAATTTTCTAAAGAACTAGACGGACTAACAAGCACACCATCAATGTAAACGCTATAAGATTTTTCGTAGTCACCTAATTTAACAGCTATTAACGCTTGTTTATCCGGGGGTGAGCTTAGAGAATCTTTTCGTGATCGTACTGTTCTCCTCTTATTAACAAGAAACGTATAGTCAGCTACAGTCAAAGCTCTCAGATCGTTCAACGGATCAGTAACAGACGTACCAAGACTAAGGTATTGACTGGCAGCTGAAGATATAGATACGGGAACGTTTCTAGCAACTGTAGCACCTGTACTCGATAGAGATAACATCGTAGCACTTACGTTACCTATAGATACAGATAGTATGTACTGGTTCGTTTGGTCTCGTTTAACAAAGTGTGTGAATAGATTAGCCGTGCCGTCTGTGTCTAAATTCTTTACGTAGTTGGTATTAGGACGCTTCTTCAGTCCCTCAACCACAGTAGCCCAAGCATTGATCTGTTCGTCACACTGACCGGGATAACGCAGATTGTCAGGTTGCTGCGATACACCTTGGGCTAAGTTAGGTACGCTATTTACTAACAGAGGCATTATCTGTCAAGCACACGCATTACGCTGTAGTTATCAAAGATAGTACGGTCTGCATTCTCGGAGTCACTATCAATAGCTCTTGCTTTTGCTTCCACTTCGTCCCGTAGTGCAAATCCTTCGATCTCACGACTACCAAGAAAACGATTACTGAATATACGAGCAGATTTAATAGTGATGTAATTTCTAAATTGTTCAGGTATCTCTGTAAAGTCTAACTGAAAAGTAACAGAGGCTTTTACCTCTTTTGTCCAGACGTCTGTATGGTTCTTCCTGTCGTATAAAGTATTACCACGTTGTACAGGATCGACGTCTGTATATATCTGTGGGTCTAAGTCTATGGTTAACACGTTGCTAGGTAAAGTAATCTTACTATTGGTAGCGTCGGGAGTGAATGGGTATTCGTGCTCCGTGTTAAAGTGCCAACCTTCTGATTGTATAGCTCTACTCGTTTCGTCTAACACATTCTCTGCTTGTACCACAGTTATAGGAACAGCAGTGCCTCCTAACGTGTTAACGGGTGCTTCGCCAATAACGGCAATCATTGTGTTTACCGCTTCGAGTTTAGTTGTAAGAGCCATTGTAATAAAGGTTTCGGTAGAAGGGAGCGGAACGAATCACAGACCTCCCAACACCGAGAGAGTGGTTACTTCTGAAGTTCGATAGCACACTCAGGACGGAGAACTCCGTGTCCCATAGCATACTTCGCAACGAAAAGCGTACCTTGACGTTCGATTTGGTACTCAGATTCAGTAGCCAAGTCGAGCAGTTTTACTGTTCCAACAGCAGCGGAATGAGAAACAAGACCAATCGTGTTGGTAAAGTTTCCGTTGTATCCTACTCCACTAGCACCGAACACATCGTTAGCAGCTTCTCCGTCACCTGTAGAAACAGCAGACAAGTCAGTTGATGGGATGTGGTTGGATTTGTAGAGGGTGATACCTGCAATCTGTGGGATTGATCCAGAAGCGATGCTTCCTAAACCTCCGACGTCTTTATTGACAGCAGAAGTAGAGATAGCGAGGGTTCCTGCACCACCAGTGATTAACTTGTAGTACTCTTGAGGACGAAGAACTGCGAAACGACCGTCACTAGGAACATCGTTTTCGTCGAGCTTCTGAGCTGCGGTAAAGAGAGCAGCTGTTAATTCAGCACCTGTAGGATCAGTGTTGTCTGCGTCGTCGCTAGAGTCACTTACGTCACCCATTGCATTAGCAGAAACATCAAGGATACCACCAGTGTTACCACCTGTTACGGCAGCAGCACTACGAGCAGCAGCGATGAATACTTTAGCGAGAGCAGTATCGAAACGAACAGCAAGAGCCTTACCCAACTCGTTAGCATATACTGAACGAATGTCGTAGTGGTTCTTTACGTCGTCGATGTTTGACAAGAAAGTAGAAGCCAAAAGCATCTTATCGATAGTGATGACTTTCTCGGCTTTCTTGATGTCGCTAAGGTAGCTGTTTCCAGCGTCAGCGATGTTTTCACCGGGTGTGTGGTAAGCAGCAGAAGCTACGCCTGTAACAGGGAACTGAGCTGATTTACCGTTTTCGATTGTGCGAACAGTGTGCAGTGCTTTGAATACGTTAGACTCTTCGAAGGTTTGCAGAATTTCTCCGCTAAACTTTTTAAGAAACAACGCATCTGTATCACCAGCACTATTAATCTGTCCTACACGTGAGGGGGATGTATCTCCATTAGCCATGATATATTTTCTCCTTTATGTTGTAGTTATTTATAGTTGTAGTTATTAGTTGGTTGACTTTCACTTCGTTCGTTCGCACAGGATTGTCTACCGCAGTAGGTCGAGGGACTAGTAGTCGCTAGTTGTCTAATTAAATATGTTACCAATTACTATAAGACCAACAAATGCACCAATTGTCAACACTAGGACTTTCCGACGCTGTGGTAGATCGTTATAGATTCTAAGTAATCTTTCTATTTGATATTTCATCTTTTGCTTTCTTGTGTACGTATCTCGTATATATGATTGGTATGACATTCCACAAGACTACACCTATCAGGCACAGCTTTAGCAAGCCATAAATTTCTGTAAGCATACCGTCAAAAAACCCGTTATCCATTGACGCATCTAGTTGATTACTAACGAGTTGCTTCACATCTCCTTCACTTAACGCTTTGACTTGTTCCGTTAAATGTTTGTTTTCTTCCATGTATTTGGCTGTTTCTCCTACACCCCAACCAAGTGCTGCACCTCCCGCAGCTGGCCCCGGCCCTCCTAAACTACCTACAGCTGCTCCACCCGTAGCTCCGAGAGCCGGATAAAATGATGCCTTGGAACAACCTGTAAAACTCCCTGAAACCGATAAAAGGAAGAAAACCAAAACAAGTCGTCCAAGGCATCTGTTCACCTAATTACTTATGAATGAAAGTTATATATTACTCACAGCCAGCCGTCTGTCAATCTCTTGATGATATGCTTTATCACCGCTACGATAACGTGGGTCTGACTGTGCACGTGCTAATTCTTGCATACTCTTGAACGGCATGGTTGATGAACCACTAACCGCTCCTTGTACTAAAGTTTTTGGACGACTACCTGTAGCGTTTTGATAACGTGCGTGTAGTCCTTGTACTGCTAACTTGGCTTGTTGTATTGACCCGGACGTGACAGCTTCGTCAAACGCATCGACCTCTTCGGATGGTAAGTGTTCGTTGGCCCATTCAGCCATTGCATCGTAGTCGCTACCTGCCACTCCTTTGATCTGGGTTTCTTCTGATTGTAACAACGCTTGTTGACCAGCTGCGTAACTATCGACGAGATCACGTGGTAGTCCTACTTGTTCAAGCTTTTGATAAGTTTCGTCAGACAGTTGACCGTCATTTGCAAAGAACTCCTGACTAGCTTCCACAACAGCTTCATTATAATTACCAGCTTCTGGTTTGTCGTTATCATTCTCGGTCTCTTCTTGTTGTGGTTGTTCTTCTTCTTGTTGCTCTTCAGCTGCGGGTTGTCCAAGTTTCTTCTCAAGCTCACTATAAGCGTTCGCCATATCTTCCGCTGATTTGAACTTCTCAGGTAACCATTCAGGACGTTCTGATTGTTGTTCTTCAGGAGTCTCAACCGTTTCGTCAGCTTGTTGCTTCTCTTCGGGTTCGATCTCACTGGATACTTTTTCGTTAATCTCTACTCGGTGTAGTTCTGCCATTTGTTATTCCTCGGTAGGTTGTTCTTGTTGTGTTGCCATGTACTGCTCCTGTGCAGCATTGATAGCGGGTGCTACGGCAGGGCTTCCCAACTTCATCATCATCTCTTGTTGTTGTTGCATCTGCATAGCTTGTTGAATTTCTTCTTCCGTCTTGATCAGTCCCTCGGTTTCTATACCCAGAGCAGTAGCACGACGTTTAAAGTAATCAGATACGTTAAGATATTGATTGACTGCTTGTGGCCCCACTATCTGATTAGCACCAGCAAGAAACATATCAAGACGATTAAGATCATTACCACGACCCAATGCTTCAACACCTGTAACAATAGTAGGTTTAACAATATCCTTGGGTAGCTTAGGTAGTCGTTTCTCTTTGGACATACGATCCATCAAACGAGTGACGATAGGCAGTTGCATCTCCTGAGCTAAAAGAGAGTAGAGACCACCGAGGGCAGCTTCAAGCTCTTGGCTTAACATCCGTATCTCCTCGGCAGTCACTCTCTCGGCATCTCTAACAACCCCCGATGTCAGTAGAAAGGCTTGGCTCAATCGATCTGTTATACCAGCCATTGTAGTCTGTGCTGTCCGTAGATCGTTGAACTTATTAAGTTGTAAGACGGATACGTCTCCTTCAGACCCTTGTACAATCGCACCGTTAGGAGCTTCAGCCAGTGTACGTGCTCGTGTCGTTCCGTTAGGATTGACCATGAACAATACCTTAGCTGCTGCTGCACTGGCTTCTACGATTGATTTAGTTAACGACTCTAACGAGCGGATGTCTCCGATATACTCTTCAACAAACCCACGTCCGTAGTCTTCTCCGTCTATTTGAGTGTAACGCAAGGGTAGCCACGGGGACTTTTCTAACGGATAACGTCCTACGCTTTCCTCGATAAGCATTCCCTTTACGTCTTGATACACTTTAAATTCATCATCTTCACGCACGATAGCAGTGTACAAATCACACGTGTTTTCTTTCTCAGTGCGGTAGACTTCCTCACGTACCGACTCAGGTAACATCATAGGTGCTACTGTTTCTTTCACAGCTATGTGTGTAACGTTACCCATTGGATCACGCTTTACGACGTAACGATCCAACTTAAATGTTCTCATACCTCCTTCATCCGGGAGATATAACAAAGCGTTACCTGTGATTAGAAGATTCTTGAGTGCTTGGAATATACCGTTCCTAAAGTTCTGTACTTCTACTTCCTGTGATACACTACGTTCTACATCAGCCAGTGCTTTCTCTAGATCAGTACGTAGTTGCTCTGCACCCTCTTGTCCCAGTTCAGCTTTTGCTTTGTCTAACTCGTAACGATCTATAACAAGACGAAAGAACGGAGCGTTTGGTGGGAGTAAAGCCAACAATAACTTAGACGATAGATTCAGTACACCACGTGCTCCTATGCCTTGATAGGGTGTGTAGTATTTAGTGGCGTAGTTGTGTCCGTCAGGAGGCAGTACATAGGGTAGAGTGAGTTCTGACGATTGACGTCCTCTGTCTAAAAACGACCACCGCTGGTTCTCCAACGAATGATATAACCCTTGTGCTGTCTCGTGCATAACTATTAAAAAGGATCGTCAGATGACCACTCTTCGTTCGCGAGTAATGTCAACATCTCAGAGCGGTCAAGTGCAGTCTTACCTTCTAGAAAGCTAGGAGTGTCGCCCTCGTACTTAACAAAAGTCTGAGTACCTGATAGGTTGTATCTAAGCGTGTCAGCACTCGTCTCAAGCACTTGGTCAAAATCTACGGAACTAACTTCCGATGCGTCAATTATTACATAGTTTCTCATGGTACTGTTGTTGAAAAAGTTGGCCCGTTAGTTAAGGTTGCGTCATTACTACCACTGCCTTGGTCGGTAACTGTAGTGCCTGTTCCTGAGTCATTATCTCCGTTCCTCCACCAACCTAGGGGACTCAATGATGATATGTCATTAGGTGTGCCACTGTTATAGATGCCTGTAACTTCTCGCTGAGATAAAACTGTGCTGAATAGAGACACTTCATCTATTAATCCGTGAGAATAGAATGTGGCATTTCGTCCGAGATCAAAACTAACACTTTCAGAATGTAGGGCGGGAACTGAGCCACTGCCTATATTTAGCAAACTAATTGAAACGGCAGCTCCATCTATGTAAAAATTAATTGAGCCTGATGAAAATGTCAGCAAATAGTGATGATAATTTGTGTCAGCCGGAGAGGAGTATGAAAAATATTTACCTGCACCACCTGTCACGATTTGCACATAGTTTGCAGAACCTGCTCTTAGGAATCCCCATTGATTAGTTGAACCTGTTCTCGAACCCATTGATGGCCCTTCCCCTGATGTATCGCTCTTAAACCAAAAACTAAGCGACATAGTGGAAGCCCCATGCAATTCTGTTAGCACACCACAGTCCGCGTAATCATTTGACCCATCGAAGCTGAGTGCATAGCTGTTCGTTATGGAGGGAAGGACGAGTGGGCCTAGAGGTACTGTTGTTGAAAATGTTGGGCCGTTAGTTAATGTGCCATCGTTACCACCGCTACCTTGATCTGTTATAGTAGTTCCCGTTCCTGAATCATTATCACCCATACGCCACCAATGCACTAAATTGGAAGTTCTATCTGTGTCGTAGGAACTTGCATCTGAAAGATCATTGGGTAAACCGCTATTATAAATTGATGTAATGTCATTTGCCGAAAGTTCCGCATCCCATACTGCCACTTCATCCATCAATCCGTCTACAAAACGCGAACCTCCGACACTATCTCCTGCAAATCGATCCATTCCTGTTGGTGTAACATCCCCAGTGTCATCAATAAACGACCCATTTTTATACAGTTTTGCGGTAGTTCCATTTCCTGTGATAGCGATGTGAATCCACGATCCTGTTGTAATTGCATTCCCACTTCCTAAAGTAAAAGTCCCGACACTGCTTCCGTCATAAATGTAAAGTGTTTGGCCGTTCGCTGTTAGGTAGCTAAAGTAAGATGCACCCTTTCCAAATAGATAGATTCCGGCTGAACTTATACTATCCAAATTAATCCAATAACTTACTGTCTTGTTTGAAGTAAGATCGAACGACGAAGTAGAAACAAAATCATCAACGCCATCGAAGCTAACTGAATAGGTGTTATTGTACGGAATTGCAGTGGGACTAGCGATTATTCCACCACCAATACTTGGAAGAATAAAGGTCATTACGAAGCTGTGTCCCCGGCTAAAACAAATGTATCAGCTACATAAGCGAGTATGCTTGCCACTCCATATTGGCCTTTAATCTTAGTGTGAGATTGTCTGTTGTTGATAGTAGTACTAGAAGCACTGAAGGTAACTTGCCCTGCTCCTTTTTGCATAAAACTACAATTAAACCCTACGCCTAATCCGCTTGGTACTGTTACTGTAACTGCTGATCCGTTATTAAGCACTACGACTTTTCCATTATCGCTTGCAAGAAGTGTGTATGCAGTGCCTGTCTGATCGTTAATGGATGCGTCAAATCCTAGTATAGCTTCTCCATCGAAGTTGCCGTCTGTTAAATCTCCTGCTGATACTGTAACCGTTCCCGTCTGTCCTGCTACCGATTGCACAGGTGCTAGGGTCATCAGGTTAGTCGCTGTTACTTTCTTAGTGGTGGGTGTTCCTGCGACGTCATCCACGATTGCCATTATATCGGCTCCTACTGGGGTCGCTAAATTATCAAGTTCTGTAAATTTTTTATTAGCCATTTTTATGCTGGTTCAAATTGTAATATGTCTCCGTTCTCTGCTGTTAATGGTTCAGCTAGTTCTGTTGTTAACGCTCCATCTATAGTAACACCGCTATCAGCGTCTGCATCAAACCCGTACAACTCACCAAACGCAGGACGTAGGAATCTGTTGGGTAGCAGCTGTGTGTTGCTAGGTGGACGGGCGTCCGATGTAAACTGTAACGACATTAAAGAGAATCAACTGTACCAGTAGCGAACATACTATGTGTACCACTGGTGTAAGCTGTGATGTTAGCTCTGATCTTTTCGTAGTGACCGTGGTCATCTCTGATCATTACATCTCCGTCAGTGGTTACGTCTTCAGAGTGGATCGTTCTCCATCCTCCTCCAATGTAAGCCTGAATGGCTATGGTTGCTGTACCGCTGACTGTAGTAGAGATTACAAATGTATATCCCTTAGTACGCTCAGACCCGAACGAACTACCCGCCCCTGCTGATGTAGCATCTGAGAGTAGTGTCTTTTTATCTAGTGTGCGAAGGCTCATGTTATATTATTACTTTGTTTTATTGTGAAAGTTGTACGCCAGTCTGACCTGCTGCTCCACCCATTCCAACACTAGGACGACGAACAGTCAATTGTTGTGTGCCTCGACGCTTCTTAGCTTGTGGTTGTGCAGCTCGTTGAGTAACAGCACGTTCCGCAGTAGGTAGCGGGGGAGGAGGTGGTGCTGGTGGTGGCGGTGGTGCGGGTACGGATGGTGAGCTAAAGCACATGACTATTGTTTGGTTACTATGTTATCTTGAAGTTGTTCGTCGTAAATCTGTCGTAGATAATTAATTACACTACGTTGTCCTGACTTATACCATACCATTCTATCATCGTCTGTCAAGAGGGGACATTTATCCGGGTATAGCTTGTCAAGCTTATCTATCAAATCTTTTGACAGAGCGGGTAATACTATTTCTTCAGTTGTCATTCTCTATATCATCCAGTTCTATTGGTAAATTACCTTGTTTATTTGATCCTTTGTCCACAACCACGCTGACGCATTCCACAAGATCGCACCCGCATGATCCTCCGTTTCGTCTCCTTCAGCCAACGCTAACAGATGTCTGAACATACTGTCGTACAGTCTTGTTAACGGGAATCCTTTTCGCCAGTTGTTGTCTCCGTAAAGTTTACCGCCATCTTCAAATCTTTTGGCGAGACTGCGTAAGGCGATTGGAGGAATAAGCGAGGGTCGTCCGCGTCCAATGTCCCCGTCACGTCTAGCACCTGTGGTGAAATCTTTAGTATATCCTTGGTTTGGTAGTTTCTCGGTGTCCATAGTTTTTTTATTGTGTTAGTTCTAAAGCAGTAGTTATCAGCTTGCAGCAGTCGTGCCATCCACGCATTCATCAGAGCGTCGTTCTCTGTGAGTCCTGCTTTCTCGTAACAAGCAGTAACTGTCTCCCATGTGTATCCATCTTTCTCTAGTATTTTCTCAGCACCTATTGGGCCTAATCTTGGCACACCGCTGTATCCATCTGTTGCGTCACCCATCAGTGTTTGTATCAGGTGGTATCGGTCTGCGTCCTCTTCACTGACGTGATGCGTTTCGTCTTTGTTGAAGTCGTAGTAGATGCCCGGTACGCTTTTGAAGTCTTTGTCAATGGAGACGATGATTGTTTCTTCATCCATCTTTTTGTCCGTTGCCAGAATTGATATGACGTCATCTGCTTCTAAGTTCGGCCATAGTTGACCGTCCATTTCTTCTATTATCCACTTCTTTACTTGTTTTAATATGATAGGTAATCGACTCTTTGATCTGTTAGATTTGTAGTCAGGGTTAAGAACACGACGATAGTTAGCACGATCAGTCAAAGCCATAACGATGTCGTCTGCTTGTAACTTCTGTTTGAACTCTTCGACGCGATTAACAATACGAGCTTTAGCTAGTGCCATGTCAGCGTGTACTGTCCACATCTCCTCCTTCCACTCAATTGATTCCTCGGCTATTACTGATGCTTCAAACGCTAACACGTCAGCATCAATCAATAATGTTTTATTCATAATATATACTCCAGTTATCCTGCCACTTCTTGTACTTCGATGTACTGTCAGGTGCTGGATTTAGTTTTATGGTTTTAGATTGTATTTCATTTCTTGGTATCATCCACCACGTATCAATAGGTACAACATATATACCAACAACATCGATGTCATCTGACATATAGTCTTTGTTCTTACAACCAACAGACGTGACACAGCTATAACAATTCTTAGCCGGAATAGCCCGTGTGTTGGTTGCTTTGATTTGTACCTTTAGGATTCCTGCTGGACACGTGACGATCAAGTCCCACGGCATTGGTGTTACAGGTAGGTGCGGTTCAAAGTTCCTCTCTAAACATTCAGTGATAAACTTTTGTTCAGCTATTGCTCCTGTTCGCTGGGATGATGAGGACGGCATAGGTAGGTTGAGGTCAACAGTATCGTACAATTCTGCAACCTTCAAGTGCCAATCGAACTCAAGCTCTAGTGTGTTTCCTTCCACGTCTCTCCTACCTTTGCTTCACCATCCAACATGACGTTTAGTTTTAACTCCTTACCTGCACGTCGTATTGCATCAACAGCCAACTCACAGAACACACTTGCTTTGTCAGGTTGTACCTCTGCTTGGAACTCGTCGTGTACGTTGGCAACGAAGCTGTACTCTCTACCGAATTGCCACTTCATCTGATTTAGACGATTGAACAATTGAATCAATGCTACCTTCATACACACAGCACCTGCTGATTGTAATAACATATTCAACGCAGCGTGTGGTGAACGAACAGGAAGTATACGACCATCCAATCCAATCAGCTTGTTACTTCGTTGTACCTTTTGTTGTACATCTGCTTGCAACTTCTTCAACGCTGGTAGGTTGCTAAGGAACTTACGCTTTAACATCTGTCCTTCTTTAGCACTACCACCCACGATCTCACCAATCTTAGCGTCACCTGCTCCGTAAAGGAACGCATAGATAAACGTCTTAGCTTGGTCTCGTGTCTCCAGTCCTGCTGCTTTCTGATTCAGTGTGTGAATGTCTCCTTCGATAACCGTCTTAGCGTACTCACCACCGTCATAGTAAGCTAGGTAGTGGGCAAGCATTCGTAGTTCTAATCCTGCTGCGTCACACCCCACTAACTTGTATCCATCTCCTGCTTTAAACAAGTCACGACATTCTTCTCCGTACTCAGCACGACAAGCAGGTACTTGAGCTACATTTGGATTCTGATGTGTACAACGACCAGTGACTGCACCGTTTGTGTTGACCCTTCCGTGTATTCGTCCGTCCTTTTGTAGCTTTAACCACGCTTGATTACCCTCTGCTAATTGTCCTAACCTCTTGGTAACCAACAAGTAATCACACAACACCTCGGCAAACGGATGCTCAATACTACGCAACACCGCTTCGTCTACTTTGGGTGTCTTAGCGTCAGGTTCTATCGGTAGTTCGTATCCTAAAGACGACAAGCGTTCAGCTATCTGCTGACGACTACCGGGATTGAATGGTATCGTCTTAGTCTTGTTAGCTAACTTGACTGCATCTTTGACCAACGTTTGTTTTAAGTTACGACTCTTCAGTTGCTTCTTGAGTTCCGTCTTGGTTGCTGCTGAGATTATTTCAAGTCCATCTTCCCACTCAATCTCCAACGACCAACCACTCGGTGTCTTCATCTCTTCTTGTTTAGACGGGAACTCTTTCTGTAGTTTATCCAATAGATCAGCACGAACACCTGCTAGTTTCATCTCCAACTTCTCTGCTTTCCCGATGTCAAAGGCGAAACCTTTCTTCTCTTGTAACCTCATCAGGTACGCAAACCAGTGCTCGATAGCTAACATCTGACTGCTAGGTTTACTACTCATCAGATAATCATACAGCAGTTGGGTTACGATTGTATCCCGTTCGCAGTACTTTCTCATGTCCTCGTTGTATTCGTCAAACGCACCGTCTTCCTCTCCGTACGATAGCTTGGTCAGTTTGTCTAACCGTAATCCCCACGCCTTCAACGAGTGACTACCTACCAGAGTCTTATCAAACTTGTTACGTAAGAAGTCGTCGTTGCGTACATCAGGTACTATACACTTAGCCATGACCATCGTATCTAATACTTTAACAAGCGGTGGATGGAAGCTGTACAGTTTACCAAGAGCAGGTATATCAAAACCAAGCACGTTGTGTCCGACTATCCGTTCTGCTTTAGCTAACTCGATTAGTCCGTTCTGTATACCAGCACCGTGATACGTAATCATCTTAGGTGTGGTAGGATCGTAGATAGATAGACAGTGAACCGTCTTTAAGTCAGACAAGTTCGACCAGTCCTCTATCGCATTTGTTTCTATATCAAAGAATAGTGTTTTCATAATTGTTTAATCTAGTATTTCTGCAAGTAATCTTTCTTCCTCGGTTTTTAATCTGTGACAAATAGCACAAAGAACTTGGCACTTGGTTATCTCCTTAAACAAAATATCCCAACTCTTTTTTCTTAAATCTCCTATAGAATATTTTTTATCTAATGGATTAACGTGATCTAAGTCTAAACTTAAAGCATCCTCATTGTAACCACACACACAACAACCATGTGCAAGTTTATATAAAGATAGGAATCTGCTTTTTTTCTGTTCGCGTGTTAGTTTTTGTATATCAGGTTTTAAAGACATACGCTTTAACTTACTGGCTTGCACTTCTTTAAGTTTATCTCGTGCCTTATTTGTCCTATAACGATCAAGCCTACATTGATGATCTTTAGCTTGCTCAAAGTATTCACTAATTTTCATTAGAATGGATTGTTAGTTGTTGTATCGGTGAACACGTTCTTATCTTCTGTGTATCTGCCTGTGTCTCCGTCGTAGTTAAGGGTGGTACAATGTCCTGTCTGTCCACTGAATCTATTCTTTAACACACGAACACGTGTCTCATTAGATATAGTCTCAGCTTGTTGGTTTCGTTCCAGTCCGATGACCATGTCTGACAGCTGTGCTATAGCTTGCGATCCACGTAGATGGTGCAGGCTTACTCGTCCTCCTTCTTCGTGACCACTATCCACTCGCTTCAAGTGACTGACCAACACCATGCCACACCCGGTCTCTTCAACAAGACTACGTAGCTTGGTCATCGTGTTATCAATCAATCGTCGTTCGTCATCTCCTGCTATACCACTGACAACAATCGATAGGTGATCTAGGAATATCCATTTACAATCGAATCCTTTTATCAGGTATCGTATCTTACCCAGCAAGTTGTCACTGTCCATGCTGCCGAAGTGATCGTAAGTGTAGAACATTCCGTTACCCACTGTCTCTTCAAACGCAGGACGTAACGCTTCCGTGTCCAGTTGTTCCTCTTCAAGGTGTAATGGTTTGTTCAGATGGATGCCCATGATACCAAGAGCAGTACGCCTGACGGATTCCTCCAGTGCTATATAACCTACCGTCTCGCCAAGACCTAGTAGATGATGAGCTATCTCACGACAGAACAGAGACTTTCCTATTCCACTACCCGCACATACCGTAACTAATTCACCTAGTCTCATGCCGTGGGTTAACTCGTTTAAACTATAGTACGGATACGGTACTGCTTTGTGTTCGTCAGTATTACTTACTAACTCCCACAAGTCTTTACCGTTTACGATTCCGTCAGGTCGATACTCTCTTGCTTCATATAAACAACTGACTAACTCTTTCGACTTGCCACCTGTTAACATATCAGACGGGTCTTTCAGTGGTAGCTCTGCGATGTGTGCTTTGCCGGGTGTCAGGAGTGCTGCACATTCAGCTGCCCCCTTGCGTCCAACATCATCCATATCAAAACAGAACACCACTTTCTCAAACCGTTCTAACCAATCAATAGCTTGTGCCACGTGTTTCTTTGCAGCACTTGCTCCGTTCGGTACGCTGACTACTGGCCATCTATTATCCATAGCCTGTGACGCACTCAACGCATCGATCTCTCCTTCGACTACAACAACACGACGTCCTCCCTCTTTCCACAGGTGCTGACCGTACAGACCAACCAACTCACCACGAACACTGAAGTTCTTGTTAGCATATCGTATCTTCTGAGCAACAGGTTTCCCGTCTCGCGTTTTATAGTTAGCTATCTGTACATCCTCACCATTCAAACGACCAACCCAGTAGCCCCACTTCCGACACGTTTCCTGAGTCAGGTTGCGTCTTGGTATCGCTTTGGGTTCGCCAGTTAAGAACTCTCTCGGTGCTGGTTCACTCATGGTCTTTCCTCGTCCTCCACTATAACTGTTGCAACTGAAACAATAGGTGCTTCCGTCGTCGTTGGTGGAGAGAGCGTCACTACTCCCGCACTCTGTGCATGGTTCATGCGTTTTTGTGAAAGCCATGACTTCGGTATAACTTTATCTGCATATTTAATTCCCTTCTTTTCGCACCACATAGCGTACGTTGTCTTAGACTTCTTGTTAATCTTGTTACTTGCTCGCTGAAACACCATGCGTATATCTAAGTGCGGGTGTTGCTTGCGTACTAACAAGTGCTTTGTCCTGTCCTCCACCGTCCACACTCCCTTGGCCTCAACAATGATGCCGTTAGGAAGTATGAAGTCGGGAGTGTATGTGCTAACCTTCTGATACTCAATAGTTAACGTCTCGTACTTGAACTCAACGCCACTACGTTTCAGTTGGTGTGCTAATTTAGATTCAAATCCGGAACGATAACGATTATTAGAAGTTCGCTGTGACTTCGGTTTCGTCCGTTTCTTCCGCATCGAATGTAGTGTCTAAGTTTTCCCCTCCATTAACATATCCTTCTTCTTCAGTAGTGAATCCGAAAGCGTCAGCTGCTACGCCAGATACTCCACCGTTCTGTAGTTCTATTACTTGAACAGCTTGCAACTCAAACGATACACCAAACCCTGCCATCGGTGTGTACCAAAACCTAGGACGAAATGCCATGTTAACTTTACTACCACCCCATACTTTAACATCTTCGGGTAACGGTTGACCTTTGGAATCAAACAACGCAATTGATAGAGTGTAAACACTACCGTCTTTGCGTCTGCCTCCTGCTTTCAGTTTAGACTTAACAATAAACGCTCCCTCTTCTTCTTTAATCGGGAACTCTTTCTGTTCAATCTTCTTACCAGCATTCTGTTCTTGCACGGTCTTCAACTCCTCTTCGTACAACGGACGTATCGTGCTCTTTAACATATCAGCTTGGTCTTTATCTATAACTAGATCACAACTGTACGTACCAAACTCAGGATCAAACCGTTTGTTAGGTTCATTCAAGTGGCAGTACTTAGCTGTACCCTTTACTTTTATTACTTGGTGTTTCTTTCTTGCTTGTATACTCATTGTTTATTTATCGGTGTTATGACAGCAGATACATGGCTCGATCTATTGCGGTAACATCTAGGTCACCAAGTTCAGGCAGTTCGGGCAGTTTCGCTGTCGGGTGTTGATTCAATAACTCACATCTGAACTCGGCTAGTAAGTCAATTGAAAAGAAATTCTTGTATGTTTTTCGTACGTCTTGGTGTACTTTACGGGCGTTGGATGCGTGACATATAAAGCAATCGTGAACAAACCCCATGTCAAACTTCATGTCGTATGCTAATCGATGGACAACAGCTGCATCTATCCCGTGTATAAAGTTAGCAGTGACACTACGTCGTTGTTGCTTCGGATCGATCTCATCAATGTCATCGTACAGGTGTACCATTGTGGACACGTTGCCTACGATAGTACGACAATCTAAACGTTTCGTTTTTGTCAGGCCTTGTACCACTTTAAACCCACTCGGTGTCGTCCATTCAAACACGTAATTACCTACAGCATCCGCACACCCACGTAAGAACTTTTGAATACGGACAACACTCTCCAGTTCCTGTCTTGCCACTGTGTTAAACTGTTCGGTCAGGTAGTTAATAGCGTCAATCTCCTCACCCACTTGAAACGGATGCTTGTCTCCAATGATAGTAAGAAACCTAGACATGACGTGATAGTACGACTGACCGTATGGTTTGTTCATTACCGCAGCCTTAGCCATAGCTCTCGTGACTCCGTACTTGAACCATTCAGATGCCACGTAACTCTCCTTTGACTGCTCCTTCAACCGTTCGTATACAAGATCAGCAATGTACTGATACATATCTCCTACTGGTTGGTCAGGTACTAAGTTGCAGTGCTTGGCGTGACGTGTGTCTCGTAATAACAAGTGTAATATTTGCATACCGTTATTACTACAGTCCATACGCACTGGAAAGTGTGACACGTATCCGTATCCTTCTTTCGTAAACTGTTGATACTCAAGACAAAACGCAAGAAATCCAAACGGTTCACTCGCTTCCATCCACCAGTCGTTCGTCATTGGATCAGAGGCACATTCTAGTATATCGTTTTTATGCTCACCTACCCACGCTACTCGTTCCATCAGTGTACCCTTGATACCCCACGCGTTAGCTCCGTGAACCAGTAGTCTTTCAGCGTCCTCTTCATCCGTAACTTGTTGACCATCAGCGAATTGCAACAAAGCTCTAGCTAGATCAGTGCCTTGTGGGTGCAGATAAGCGGGCATATAATAAACACGACCACGATAATCAATACGAGCCGGAAAATATACCTCGTCCCACTCGCTGTACTTCTTAGCCAAGTGCATGACCTTGGCGTGTTGTAATCTTTTGCTACGGTTGGACTCGTTCATGCGACGAATCTTGTCTTGTTTAAACTTCCATTGTCTCAGCTCTTCAGGTCGTTCGTCTCCGTTCTCAAGGTACGGTTGAAGTGGTACTTCGTGAAAATCAAAGACTCGTTCCAACTCCCAACACTTCTGAGCTATGTCCAGTATCTTCTTGTTGATCTGCCAAGGTACTCGTTGTACGTTGTTACAAGCAGTGTAAATAGTATTGATAGAAAAGAAATCGTAGTTCGCTTTGCTTGGTCTGTTCATTACAAACGGATCGTCGAACGACTCGTACCCTCCGCTGTAATAATCTACCCAGTCTTTCGGTTCATATGGTAACGCCATACGCATTGGATCAAGCATCTCTTTCCACGTGTCAAACCGTCGTACCCAATCAGTAAACTCACCCGACAACACCACGTCTTTGCGTTGCTTCTTACCAAATCGTTCCATCTTAAATTCTATCAGTCCCGTGTGTGTCTTTATCTCCCCTAACAACCACGCACCCAACGATACCTTCAATCGTTTCTCCCAGCACGTAAACCGTCGGTTATTCTTCTCAACGGTATAAAACCTTTGCATCTTAGATCGCTTTGACTTCTTACCACGTACACCAAACATCTTATTCTTTGGCACGGTCTGTTCAGCTACTCGTTGTCGTGCTACTTCTTCAAACGCTTTGCCTATTTCCAATGCCAACCGAGAAAAGTGTCGGTCTTGTGCGTACATCTTATCCAACACCGTCTTCAACGCTATCTGTGCCACCATTTGTGGATGAAAGTCAGCGATATAACAAAGCCATATCGGCATCGATGGACTGTCATCCCCGGCAAATCGGTTAAAGAAGTCCTCGATGGGTGGTGCTAACTGTGGTGCAAGCTTACTAAGGATACGCTTACTGCTGTCCATCTCCGAACCACGGTCACTTTCTTTATAGAATTGTTGGAACTGGCGATAGGTAGCTCGACCCCATCGTTTCATCTCAAACTCAATTGCTTTCGACATCTTTCTTATCTCGGTTAATATAATCGTAACAAGACTTAGGACGGACACGCTGTCGATCACTTCGGACAACCTTTAGGTTCTCATCATAACACAACTCATTCTGTGACCAAAAGTATTCCATTCCGTTCGCTACTTGCTTCGCCAACGACTCGTCTATTTCAATGTCTTCGATCTCGTCCTCGTGTCCGTCCGTTTCGTCCATCAGTCTAGTTTGTTACTTTCGTATTGATCTATTACCCATTCATCATACAAATCTTTTAACTCTTCGCGTTCCTCGTCGGTTAAATCGTCGTCCTCGTAGTCAAGGAACTCGGTTAGCCAGCTATCGTAATCTCTCATAGTTTTACCTCATCATTTTTCACGGACACGTACAAGTCATGGCGTTCGTTGTTAAGCTTGTCAAGTAGCTTCTGTAATTCTAAGTACAAGGGAAAAAATCTATTCGACGGATCAATACAATCCCCTCCCATCTCATTTTGGTGTATGTAAAACATAAGTTCTTCTATCATAAGTGTCGGTTCTTTAGTCTTCATATAAAAAGGAGATGAGCATAAGGAACAGCATAATAATGACGAGTGCGGTTGTAATACTCATAGCTCTTTCTCGATCTCGGTTAGGTACGCTTTGATCTGCCAGTCGTCATCGCAAAGGCTTCGTATCTTTTTGACTCCGTGCATTATCGATCCGTGGTGCTTGTTAAACAGGTTTGCTACGGACACGTAAGACCGTCCGGTCATGGCGTAGTAGTAACAAATCTGCCTAGCTAAGGCGTGTGGTTGGTAGCGTGTAGATGAATCAATTAACTCAGGCGTGGTATCAAAGACTTTACTTACTGCGTCCTTGATTTGGTTTATTTCTAGTTTTCTCGGTTGTATCATTGTTTTTATCGGTTGGTTTTATAGGGTTGTCAGTGGCTTGTCGTATCATTCCTTCGATGATCGAGTAGCCGGGTTTAAAGCAAAGATCGGTTAAGCAGTCAACGCATATGTCCTCGCCTTCGTTTTCCATGCCTTGAAGTGTTAGTCCGCAGTGTTTGCAGACAGCAGTCGCTTTGCTCCCATCGCACTTACTCGCTTTGCTCGGTAACTGCTCTTGTTTATTCGTTGTCATCGTCCTCTTTTGGTATTCTGAAATAATAAAAGTCACACCACTGGTCATCATCGTCAACTCTATCTTCAAACACAAAATCTACAGGACAATTACTGAGCCATTCAACAAAAGCTTTTTTATCGGTTATCTCTATTGTTTTATTCATCGGAGTAACAAGCTGACTGGATTATTCTGATTAATTCTTCTTTCTCGAACAAATACAAACCTTCAATAAAAGCGTATAGTTGCTCTGTAAATTCAAAGCATTGTTTATCGCTCCAGTTTTGTGTGGTTTCAGCGTTAGTGATTAATTTTTCTAGTTCCTCTTTCATTTTATTAGGTTTTCTATTTATTGGTTGAGCAAAAAGGACAAGGCGAGCCGTCAATCGGACAACTAAAGCCTTCATCGGACGGACAGGTGTCGGTTGGATGATCGGTTAGCTTGTAATGGTTGCAACTGGTAAAGAGTAGTAATGTGATAAGTAATAATGGTTTCATATTGATAAGGTTTGATCATCGTTTACATAAATCCAGCACTCGCCAAAGTCTTTGCAAGAATCGGTTAATCGGTTGCCTAGATCATCGTCAATTCCGTTTCTATCCCAAAATCCTGCCCCATGTCCATTTCTAGTAAGCCAAAAGTCATGACCAGCAACTTCATAAGGTGACAAGCGTTCCTCGGAGTTATAACTAACATTATCGGCATACTTCACTAGATCATCATGATTTGATTCAATGAACTTTATGCAATCGTTTATAATAGTTTGGTTTGCATCATCATCAAAGTCAGTAATATCAAACTTTTCATCTAAAAATTCGCAATCGGTTTGATCAGGATCATTTGAACTCCACAAACTGGCAATCTTATAGCCAATTATAAAGTCTTTATAGTAATTAGGTTTTTTATTCATATCGGTTTCCTTTCTTTGTTAGTAATTGCTTATACTCCCCTGTAATTCGTACTTTTCTATACGCCATACATGACTTGGTTGTATCTTTAAGCGTTTGAATGTCTTAATTGATTTATTTCTAAAGTCATCAAGGTTTCTAGCTTCTATTAACTTAGGTTTAGTCTTACCTTTAAAGTGTACTTTGTAAATGAATTGATTCATCTCTTTCTATTAATTCGCGTCAGTATTCAAACACGCCCAAATAAGCACAAGCCAAGCTCCAAGTGCTAACACTGGACTAGCTAACAAGTAGAGCATAAAGGTACGCGGTTTTGTCGGTTGCATGTGTCGGTCTAGGTCGTCCATAGGTTGCTGATTCATTGCGTAGGTTTTTAATCGTTCGTCCATTGTCTTTTTGGTTTTCATGTTATGCTACCTGCCTTTCTAAGCGAATACCATCTAGTAACCTATGAATTGAATTGAATAACTCTTTTTTAGTTCCCAAGTCAATAGTTTGACGAATACCGCCACCTTCTGATCTCATTTCATGCAACCCATAAGCACCATAGGCTTGATATAGATGAAAGTTGCCAATCTGAGCCGTAAACTTTCCGTCTATGTTTTCGTACGGTTTAAGTGGTCGGTTTAGTTCTTTGTTAAGCCATTCAATGACCGCCTCAATTTGTTTTATTGTAATTCTCATTTTTGGTGTTTTTGTGTGAGTTGTTTGTGATTAGATTAAATTAGGCAAGTAAGTCTCCGAAATTGTAACACAAAGCTTTGCCTCGTTTTGATTGCTCTTTGTTGAATTGCTCGCGGTGGTAAGTGGAAAGTAGTTTGTAAAGATCAAGCCATTCTAATTCCCAACTTCGCGCACGATTTGACAAGGTGTATTTATAGCCAAAATGTTCTGCCTCCAAGTTCTTATGGTAGAGATGTTGATACTTACCGACTAAACGCTCAAGGCGTTCAAGGTTAGTATATAGACTTTTAAAAGTTGGCTTTGGTTTTGAACCGCAACCAGTGTTTAAAATATCGTTTTTCATAATAGTAATAAGTGTTTTTTTGTGTGAGTTGTTTGTAGTGGTGATCATGCGTTGATTTCGTCCTCGTTTACAATGTCAACATAGTCATTAGATGATTCTAGGACATCTTCAACGAGATCGTTGCAATGCATGTGAGATAAAAGCTCATGGACTTTGTCTTGTGGTTCTTCCCCTTCATTTAGTACAAAGTAAAGAGTTTTAAAGTCGATTGAATATAATTTGGATTTCATAAGTAATAATGTGTGAGTTGTTTGTATTGTGATTAAGAGTCTAGGTCAATAAGGTCGAAGCCTTTGGATGTTACACTTGCATAATTTTCAATATAGGCGTCAGGATTGAACCATCCGTCACTATCTGTTTGCTCCTCTCTTAATTCAATTAAATTCTTTTCTAAGCAAAAGATATAGACTGGTTTATCTTCATAATCATTCGCCCAAATCTCGCCATCAGTAGATGTTGCAATCATTTTGAGAAAAGTAATAACTTGGTTTAAATCTTGTTTCATAGTAATAAGTGTGAGTTGTTTGTATTGTGATTAAGAGTTGATAACTTCTGCACCTTGCAACTGATCTAAATCAAAGCGATTACCTTCTAAAGGATTACCTTCAACATGTGCCTCGAATTGATTCAATTGTGGCAAGTGATGATCTACTACCCAAACAGCGTCGGGCTTTGCAGACCAAACAATCCTTGAACCGATGCTTGGCAATTCAGAAAGATGATTATTTAAGTAAGTTGTTTTCATAATAAGTTTTTAATAAGTTGATAATAATGTGAGCCTTCAGTTTAACATGATTGTCAACCCCCCTAACGGCACTTTTGAGACTTTTTGGCTTTTGTAAGTGCATTGAATAACAACGATTTACAACTAGTTTACGATTGTGAATAACTTTTTTTATTAGACCGCAAAAATCACATTTAAAGCGACAACTTTTGCTGTAAGTACTAACAATATAAACAACTTACAACACGAGATAAAGTGAAAGTTCAGTGTTTATGCGGGTTTCAAGCGGAAAGCGATGGCAGATTGATAGATGATTGCTTTTGATCGTTTGTGATCGTTTGTGATCGTTTTGATGAGTCATGCAATGACGATGAGAGCGGAGCGAACAACGACGGCTGAAAGCGATAAAAATACATATCAACACATCAAGATGAAACGATACGAAACGAGCAACCCTTGACGCAATTGCAACGGCTGATCTGTTGATTTGCGAAAGCTACTGGATAAATGGCTTAATGCAACTAAATTGCAATAACGAAAACATCATAAGTCATTGGTAATCAGCTACTTATCTGCTTTACTCGTGTAAATTAGACATAATCAATATTGCACGAACCTTGTTGGTAATCAACGACTTACGAAACAACTTTTGCAAGTACTCCCTCCCGGTAGAAAAAAACATAGGGTAGCCACGGGGTAATTTATGTCCGCGTATATAGCGT